ATCAACAGCAGCGGCCAAAAGAGTGTGCCACCCATCATCGTTGATCTTCTTAACGAAGGACGACTCAAGAACCTGCATCGCACGACCAACAACATTCCAGTTTGCTTCGCGAGCATACTTGAGAAGGAAGTCAATCGAGCTAGTAACGCCATAAGTGTTAACCATGACGTAATCACCTTCAACGTGACGCTCAGGAATGCGACCGTTGCCAGGATTTGTATAAGCGATGTGATCTACTTCAGTACCGGGAGCTAGAAGATCCAATGGGAACTCTGGGCTAGCACTAGGCTCAAGAGGCATAGCCTCGTAGATCGAAGTAACAACATCACCAAAAAGAACACCTTTACGAAGAGGTAATTCCAACGCTTTAGCTATTTCGCGCTGCGCCTCAATCGCAACAGCTTTGTCGGAAGCGCCTGAACGCTTCAACAACTCGATAAATTCTTCTGATGGTCTATCTTTAATCGACATGTTAATATCTCCTTTTAGTTTAATTATACGTTTGTGTTAGGAAGGTCAATGTACACCTTGGCATAACCATCCTGATCAACACCAGAAAGGAATCTACCAACAACTCTAGTTGAACCATCTGCATCGGAATCATCATCAGAAAGATCCGAAGTAGCAAGAAGACCGCTGTGGGCAACAAAAGCGGCATCACCAGCACTGGGGCTAGTACCTTCAAGGCTGTTAGTTACAACATAACCCTTACGAAGAAGGCTAACTTTACCGCCTTTTTGAACTTCATCTTTGTGCTGGTTGAGATGTTGACGAGTAAGGTCAATATCGACCATATCGTTAAGCAAAAGACCAACAGGAACTTTACCAGATGGTAAAGCAGCATAAGTGACCAAAGCCTCGCCTTGGTCCATAGCAGCACCAGAACCACCAGTGCTAATCGAAACAACACCGCCTCTAGTAGCGGCTTCATTCATGAAGAATGAAATATCGACATCGAGAGTACTTCTATCAGATTTAAGAGCCATTATTTATCTCCTTTAAAAAAAATTACTTGTTTTTTGGTGTTGACTGTAAGAAAGAGCCAATCCATTCACTGGCTACACTACGAAGGGATTCCGCAGGATCGACTTCAGGCTCTATTTCAGCAACAGCAACTTCTTCGCTTGCTTCTGCTTCTTCAAGAACCTCTTCACTTGCCTCTGCTGGGTCAAGTTCTTCTTCGATTTCCGCCTTAGCGTCTTTTTCTTCCTTATCTTTTTTATCTTTATCGCCATGCATATCAGCATATTTCTTTTTCATAACAGCGACAACCGCTTCAAAAGCCTGATCATCAACACCGTCAAAAGATTCAACTGTCGCAGAAGCCTCTTCCGAATCAAGGCCAGCTTCTTCAAGCTGCGCTTTGCGCTTCATCATAGCTTCTTTCTTTTTCATATCACGAAGCTCTTCCATCTTTTCTTTCATATCTTTTTCGCCATTTTTAATGGCTTCTGCCTGCTCAGTGATGGTAGCATCTTTAGCAGTCAAAGATTCTGCCTGTTCTGCAATAGTGGCTTCAAGCTCTTGAATTTTAGATTCAAACTCAGCCTGCTGCTCTGCGAGAACCTTTTCTTTTAAAGCTTCATTGGCTTCTTTAGCCTGTGCCAATTCTGCACGCAAATCTTCGACTTGCTTATCTACATCTGACATGTTTATCTCCTTAATTGAAGAAATAGTTAAAATTTGTGATTTCGATTCATCGAATAAATCATTTTTATCCAAGATTATACTACGAGGATTAGCAGGTTTGGAAACAAGACCTTTACCAGAGAATGCTAAGTTTCTTAAAAGTCTGCCAATTCTATAGTTTTCATAAATACCTTCCCCACCGTAGGCTCTTAAATGCTTTGTTAAAAAAGCAGAAGCCTCATTTCTTTCTATTATCTTTGTTTGACCTTCTGTAGTTTGGAGGGCATAATCAAACGCAGGAAAAAGGCACTCCATCGAAACAAACCATTGACCTTCTTCAATTTCTGCTATGATTTTTTTCATGCGCTCACGCTTTTCTTCACCAGACCAGCTAGTATAAAGAACAGCCTGCGTAACAATATCAAATTGGTCTGGGGCTATTGAGTCAGGACCGAGACGACCACCGTCTCTATCTACAACATAACTGCCAGTTATATGACCAATAATATCATCTTCATTATGCATGAAGTTAAATTGTTTATCTTCAGGTGTGTTTCTCGCGGCCCATGTCTCTTGAGCGGAAAACACATCGTCGTTTTTATTCCAACCAGTAGACACCAAAATGGATTCAAGATAATATAAATCCATTTGGTCTTTATTTTGAGCAACTATCTTCTCAAGAACATCAGCATCATTGATGACAACCTTAGCGGCCTCAATGCTACCCTTGTGAAGATTAGCTTGTGCGCAATAAGCTACTGTATTGTTTTGAATTAAGTCAGATAAACCGGACTCAATTTCTGATTGATATATTTTCATAAAAGAACCTCCAGATTCATAATACACAAAAAATCAAAATAGTAGATTTTTATTGTTAAAAATTGTTTAATTCAGCAAAGACAGAAGCATAAATCAATTTTAATTCATTGCTGACAGGAGATCTTTCAGACTGTTTTTTGAAATGGGCTATCTTTTCAGATGCTAGAGTAGCAAACTCGGTAGATGGATTTTTGTAAGAATCCAAAAGGTCTTTAACAATCTGCTCATCAATCTCCATAAAAGGAGTCATGCCAGAAAGTATACAAAGCTTCAAATGCTCTAACTGATCAACTTGAGCTTTATTTAAACTCCTTACATTCTTTTTCTCGAAATGAGCCAAAGCTATTGGAGAAAGAATAGAGGATATCTGCTCTTGAGCGTCCATAGCCCACAATACAGCAGTAGTGGTGTCAGAACTTCTAGGTAAAACTCTTTTTTGTTTTCTTTTTTGAGTATCTTTAGAAAACATCGGACGACCAGCATCTTGAACAGGATTTTTACTTTCTTCTTTTGGAGCGTTTTGGTTCTTTGAAGGCTCTTGTACTGGTTCGTCTTCCCTGTGTGGAATATTAAACTTTTCAAGATATTCTTCAGTATCTACTAAATCCTTTGTCATAGCGATTTTAGCAACATCGTTACCGTGTTGAGGATTATGATATGGGCCAGCCTTTTGAGGAGCATAAGCTTCAGTATCTCTAGACCTCCCCTCTCTCTTTACTCTAACCTTTTCGATATTTGGTATCTCCCTAAATCTTTCAAGAAGAGTCTCTTGAGAAATTATATCCCTGTCTGCAAGTTGGATGAGAAGATTTTTCTGAGCAGCTTCATCAGAAAGAATAATAGAATCAAAATGAATTTCTGCGGGATATCTAAAACCCATAGCCTTTTGCACTATTTCTATTTCTTTGCGCCAGAAATCAGATAAAACCTCCCTGCCGTACTCAAGCCTTTCTACCAAAGTTTTCAAAGAAACATAATTATTGGTATAACCACCACCACTTGCAGCACCCGTGAGGGTAGGGGGAATGCCAAGTCCAGCATAGATACTTGTTAGTACAGGCTGATATTTTTCAGAACCTAAAAATCTATAAACCTGAGATTGACTTTCTGTAAACTTGAGTTCTGGACCCCAAACCATATCCATAGTACCGCCACCAACATTACTAGCAAGAATATCTCTAAGCTTGTTAATCACAGTTTTTGTAGGAATAATTTTATGATCTAAATCACCAACCGTCCAAAGTCTAACATTAGAGATAGCGCCATCCAAAGCTGCCATATCTGCAAGCTTCATTTTCTCAAGCATGATAATATCGTCAAGAATAGAACCAATCATAGGATCGGCCCAAACCATCCAGTCGTCTTTTTTATAATAGTAAAAGTCAACCTTGTCTAAATCAAGAGGTATAGTTCTTTCACCGTTTTTAAGCCTTTGATATAAGTCTTGAGGCAAAGATTTTTTGTTGTTATTAGTCATTAAAGAATTATAGGAAGTATTTGAAAGCCTCATAAGATATTCTGGCTTTCCTATGTGGATACTACCTTTTACATCTATAGAAAGAGGATTAAGGAAGTCATACCCCCAGGGGATTTCTCTAGACTTAAATTTTAATTCTTCAATCTTTACATCGGCCCCAACAGCATTTTTTAGACTTCTTTCTTGCTTTCTGTTGATTTTAGCTGTTTTTCTTCTTACAACAACATTGCTAGTTCTATAAAGATAATTTAAAAATCTTTCAGACCTATCCATGCCGCCAATTTCTTGAAACCATTTCCTGTAAAACTTTTCTATAGTTTTATTTGGATGAACGAGAACAAGTCCCTGGCTAGAAAAATCGCTCATAAGATCAATAACATTTCTTATAATACCAACCCTACTGTACGCCTGCATACACTGGGCTATCATTCTCTTTTGTTTAGTGGCAGCAGCTTCGCCAGGACGGAAAGCATCATAATCACTTCTATTAAAACTAGTTCTAACAGAGCGATTAGGCTCAATATCTATATAGCTAGTTCTTCTGCCGTAAGAATGGGCATGAGACTTCTGTATTCCATCATACGCTTCAACGTTGTCAGAAGTTGCTTTGTATACTTCTTCTTTTTGTGACTCGTTATCCCAAGTTAGATATAGGTCTTCTTTAGACATAAATTTTTCCAATAGTATTGGTAATAGAAATGGTAATACTATTATTACACAATTTAATATATATTTTGAATTTTGTCAGCAAACCAAGAAGGACCATTATACATCTTACCAGAACTATCAAACCTAGAAGAGTTCATAGAGGCAAAACCACCCACCTCTAACTCTTCTTGAGTTTTTTGCACAGTATAGTTCCTAGCAGACATATTAGCCATGATAAGAGCAGAATATCTATCTTTTCTAAGTCTTGATTTTTTACCGGCTCCAAGTTTAACCTCTGGAGTGTCCCACCGCTCCCTACCAGTAGAAGTCTGAGTCATAACAATCATAGATAACTCATCCTTGAGTTCTTCTATCTCCATAACACAATCTTCTAGCGTGTCGTATTTTTTACCAGAAGCTTTGTCTACCTCTATAGATAGACCGATACTAGCAGTATCAAAAAATGGAAAAAGAACCATTTTATCTTCAAAATCTTTTCTAAGTCCATGATTCGCTTCAGCCAGCCAGTCCGCTTTAGCAAACTGGCAAAGTTTTAGTATATGAAGACCAGAATGAAAATCCGTATCTTTTTCTTTCTCTTCTATGACAGGCCAGATCTGAACTTCTCCTTCGCCTATCTTGTCTCTATCCTGTAAAGCCTCTACAACCGCTATGCCGCCGCCTTGAGCGTCAATGGCGATCTCAACACATGGAAAAGCTTTCATTAGCTGCCTTATTTTTTTAGCGCAGTATGAATAAAAATCATCCTCTGTTACGAGTTTAGATTTTAACTTTTCTTTATGTTGCTTTCTAGTCGTCGTCCAACAATGGACTATTCTTCTATGATCGCCATTTAGCTCAATAACCACTATACTAAAATTATCAACTTCAGAAGCAGGATCGACACCAAAAACATATTTTTTATTTGGATCGCCCTTTAACATAGATTCAAAGCACACTTCTCCAGAAGAAATAGTAACAGGCTCCATTTGAGATGTTGTACAAGATTCTATGAGACTCCTTTTGAAGAAGCCCTGGCTGTCGGTTGTAAATACTGCTCCATATTCCATGTTGTATATACCGGAATGAATCGTAGCTTTAGCTCTTGCTATTTGTCCACTATCCATAAATCCATCTGGTAATTTTTCGACAGGAATCCTAACTACAGAGTATTCGGTCCAATCAAAATCAGCAGGAACAGGCCCACCAAAAACATCCGACAAAAGCCTTTCATTGCCTCCACTAGATATTATAGCATGATATCTTTTCCAATACTCAGAAAAATGATTAAAATCATAATAAGCTGTCCCACTTAAAATAATTTGGTTTGACTTCTGTCCTCCAGCTTTAGCAACACTACTAGAAATAGGTATACCTAATTCTTTAGCTTTCTTTTCTCTGGC